GAGTCAGCTTTTGTTATTGTTTTTCTAAAAACTTTTGTGAGTCCATTAACCACTGGTTCTCTTTTAACAATCGTATAATTAATTAATTGATTATTGGCATTAAAATTTGGAATTTTAACTCTGTTGGGGAATCCCTCATTATTAAATTCAGCGGCAAAATCTATATCATAAATTGTTTCAAATATTTGTCCAGCTCCTTGTACTTGACTCCCTCTTCTCAATATACCACAATACCTAATGTCTTCTTTATCCCCAAAAGCTGGGACGGTAATTGAGAACTCACATAAAGCAACTGACGGTCTCTGTCCCGGTATTTTAAGTCCGTATGTTCTCGCAATATTATATATTGAAGCTCTTTGTTGAGCGTATTGTAAAACTGTTTCTTGTAGATTTCTATCAATGTGATAGTGTAGGTTATCAGTAACAGCCGCATTTAAATCCATGAAAACACTAAAAATTGCAGCATCATTAAAGTTTTGAACTAATTCAGGATAATAAGTTTTTGTAAAACTTATTAATTCATTCCTAATATTTTGGAAATCTCTAGTAGTATATGATATCTGTTTGTTTGCCATTACTTTTATATATTAATAACTATAAAATCACTCTGATTAAATGCATTACTTGTGATAGTATAATCAATTCTTACTTTAGCTGTATATTCTATGGTATTTCTATTTGGTAAGTCAAAGGTTTTATTTGCAACTCCTTGTGGGGAAGAAACCGTTGATTCATCATCCGTAGCAGCATAAACACTTATATTATTAACTAATAAATTAGGGATGAATTGTTCTACAGAATCTCTTATTTCCGCCTCTATTTGGTTAAATGTTGGCCCATCTAATGGTTCAAAAATGTATTCATAAAGACGAGTACCAAAATCAGGTAAAAAATATCTCGCACCTTTTCTAGTTAATAATAAATGTATTAAACTACTCCTTATCTCTTGGTCCTCATAATCGGTAGTATCTAAGTACTTACCATCGAATGAATCTCTAAAAGGAAACGTTACACCGTATGTTTTACCATTTGCCATATGATATAAATATGGAACTATTTAATTTCATTAAGGTCATAGTAATAACAATCTCCATTATCGGCAACCCATCTGTCTGATAATGTTTCAACTGAAGGTAATTCTGTATCAACTTTAATTGATTTTGGTTCAATAGGAAATTTATTTGTAATCCAATTGGAGTCTTTCCAATAAATTCTATTGTTTGGTTGACACATCAAGTATCCATCGTCAGCGATTAATATGTGACCACACTTATAATCCGAAGGTTCGTCGGAATAAGGATTTTTGAACCAGTCTACGGTCATAAGATAAGTCGCCCAAACTTTAACCCCATCTCTTAAAACAACTTGACATCTTTTTTCATATAGATAATCATAAGTTGTTATTGTTACATTTTCAGAAAAACAATCCCATAATTGTTTAAAATGAAAAGGTATATCCTTTATTGGCTCTTGCATAAAAATATCCGAAATAGGAACTCTTGACCTTAACATTCCATAATCTGTCATAATATGGAATGTTAATATTTTTCCAGCAACTGACTGAATAGCAAAAGCATAAGCCTTATGGAATTTATTATCATCCTCAGGATTTTTTGTAAAATGTGAAACCCTAATCAAACACTTAAATAATTCAATATTTTCGTTTAATACTGCCATACTTTTAAATTTAAAATCCCGATTTCTCGGGATTTATTTTTATGATGAACATCCAAAACAATCAAATTCACTATTCTCAGGTTTTGGTGGTAGATTCATTGATGAGTAATCTACCTTTGGTGGCTCTGGTGTAACGTTTGGTTTTTTAATCTTTGATATATCAACCGCTAAGTGTTTCGCCCCTGTTGAGATAGCCTTTGTCCTAACATAGTAACAAAGTGTTTTGAGTCCCTTTTCCCATCCGTAAAAGTGAGATGATGAAATTTTAGAAAGAGTTGGATTACCCATATAGATATTCATTGACTGTGATTGGTCGATAAACGGAGCTCTATCAGCAGACATTTCAATCAGTTCTTTCTGAGAAATTTCCCATATTGTTCTATACTTTGGAATCAGGTGTTCAATTCTTTTAACCTTTTTATTATAGTTCCTATCTTCAGGGTCGAGATAATTATTAAAATTAATTCCCTGGACTGAACCTTCATTTAGAATGATTTCGTTCTTTAGGTCTTCACACCATATACCCAACTTCTCAAAGTCGTTAATCAAATACTTGTTAACAATCATAATCTCACCACCAACAACTCTTCTGTTAAAAATAGCTGAGTGAGCCGGCTCTGTCATTTCATATGAACCTGTAATCTTAGCAGATGATGCCACAGGCATTTGAGCGGTGAATAAAGAATTACAAACACCATAATCATTAACTTCTTCTTTTAATGAGTTCCAATCCCATCTTCCCGATAAATCACCTTCATTAAGTCCCCACATATCAAATTGGAATATTCCTTCTGACATTGGTGAGCCGTTAAAGAAGTCATATGGTTTATATTCTTCTGCCTTACATAAACGGCAACTTTCAGTAATTGCCGCAAAATAAATTGTTTCAAATATTTCTTTATTTAGTTTCTTCGCTTCGTCAGATGTAAAGATGTAATCCATCAAATAGAATACATCGGCAAGACCCTGTGTTCCAATGGCAATTGCTCTTTGTTCACGACCACCCTTGTTTCCTTTTTCAGTTGAGTAGTTGTTAATATCAACAACTTTGTTGAGAGCTCTTACAACTTTACGAGTTTCGTCATACAATAATTGGTGGTCAAATGTTCCATCTTTAATGAAGTTTTTTAGTACCATTGATGATAGTGTGCAAATCGCAGTTGTGTTTTCATCTGTGTATTGGTAAATCTCATTACAAAGATTTGATTGTTTAATTACACCAATGTTTTGATGATTTGTTTTTTTGTTTGCGTTGTCTTTTGAACAAAGATACGGGACACCAGTTTCAATCTGTGACTCGATTATCTTTGACCAAATTTCTTGGGCTTTAACTTTTTTACCGAGACCTAATTCAACTGTCTTATTGTAATTTTCTTCATACTCATCACCATAACATTCTTGGAGAGGTTTGATACCCGCTTTTTTAATGTCATTAGGACAGAACAAATACCAATCACCATTGTTTTTAACCGCATTCATAAAGTTGTCAGGAATCCAAAGAGCGGTGAACAAATCTCTGGCTCTAAGTTCTTCAGCACCTGTATTCTTTTTAATATCAAGTAGGTCAAAGATATCTTTGTGCCAAGGTTCTAAATAAATTGCCGCAGAACCAGGACGACGACCCTGTTGGTTAAAAAATCTAAGTGACTCATTAACAATCTTCAAATATTTCAAAAGTCCACCGGCAAATCCACCTGATGATGTAATACGACTTTCCTTACTACGAATATTAGACATAGATAGTCCAATACCGGCAGCGTCTGATGAATATGTTGATATATCTCTCATAGTATTCAAAAGACCTTCTCTTGAATCAGCATCATTGTAGTGAAGAACACAAGAAGCGAGTTGTGGAACTTTTGTGCCAGCATTAATCATAATAGGTGTTGCCGGTGAAATAAGTTGACTTGAGAGTGACTTATAATATTCGACAGCCTGTTCAAATGATTTAGTAACCCAAATTGCAACACGCATATACATATGTTGAGGTCTTTCAATTGTCTTACCACTTGGTAATTTCAGAAGATACATCTCTTGCAGAGACCTCCAAGCGAAATAATCAAAGTTATAATCATTATCGTGATTAATAACTTCATCAACATTAGATGGTCCGTAACTGCTAATCATATTGATAAACTCCTCATTAACAATTCCTTCTTTGTAAAGTTCCATCATAGTGTTTGAGAAACTTGGATTTGTTTCTTTGTGGTAAGCAGAAATTGCAACTGATGATGCCAATCTTGAGTAGTCGTGGTGACTTCCAGTAAATGCTGCTGCAATCTCGTAAATTAACTTATCAAGTTCCTTTGTGGTAATCTCACCTTCAGTTGGGACTGAGGTAATTACCTTAATAAAAATCTCATCAGAATTAATGTTTAAACCTTTAGCAGCTCTTTTAATTCTGTTATATATTTTCTGTGGGTTAAAGGACGCATCTTCCCCACTACGTTTTTTAATTTTTAGTGACATCATAGTGTTATAAAATAATCAATTAAAAGTCATCCGTAAAGGACAATGTTTCGTTCAACTT